AATAAAAAATAAGAAGCATTATTTGTTTTTTTCTCTAATCATAGTATATTATGTCTTGGGCAACCTGTTATAGTGGTTCTAATAATATTCATTTTAATTTTCCACCTGTTATGGCCGATGGAAGAGTTTACTCATCCTGGCAACCTGAAGCAGTAGTTAATGACCGCATCAGACAACAAGAAAACATAACCACTAGTTGGCAATATAGGCAATACTTAACTAATAACGCAACAGATATTATAAAAATGAATATGTATCAAGCATGCGATGAACTTGGCCTTCCTTCTCATTTAAATACTGAGGCAACACCTTCCACTAATGTCCCTTATACTTTTAAATCTACTTTTGACACAAACGCGCCCGGGTTTGGTTATAATAACAGTAATTTAAAACAACCATATTTAACAAGGGAACAATTACAATCAAGAATGATTGCACCCACTATAAGCACCCCTACTTATTCAACCAATCAATAAATGCAAAGGTGTAATAAATACAATAGTAAAAAGCATTTTAATATTCTATTAGATTAATAGAATATGAAAATCCTAAGTATAGATGTTGGTATTAAGAATCTAGCGTTTTGTTTATTTGAAAAACCTCCTGGTAATAACGAATATAAAATTTTAAAATGGGACGTAGTAAACATAAGTTCTGATATAGAATCTAAATGCTGCGAAATTGAAAAACAAATTTTTTGTAATAAACCCGCAAAGTTTTCAAAGAATGGTAAATGTTATTGTCTTAAGCATTGTAAAAAACAACCATTTCAAGTGCCAACATCTGATTTAAAACCCAGTTATGTAAATAAACAAAAAATAAAAAACTTATATGAATTGGCAGAAAAATATAATATTAAATACGAAGACCCAATTAAAAAATCTGACCTAGTAACCCTTATTAATAATTATTCATTTGAAAAATGTTTTGAGACAATAAATGAGACTAATGCATCTAAGGTTGATTTAGTTACAATTGGAAGGAATATTAAAAGTAAATTAGATTTGATTCTTCATGAAGATATTGAATCATTGACCCATGTAATAATTGAAAATCAAATTAGCCCTATAGCAAATCGCATGAAAACAATATAAGGAATGATAGCACAATATTTTATTATGCGAAACACAAATACGTCCATAGACTTTGTTTCATCTTCTAATAAATTAAAAGATGATAAATCTGAACACAAAAATACTTATGGAGAGAGAAAGAAATTAGGTATTCAAAAATGTTTAGATTTAATAAATAATAGTTCTGCTTATAACACATGGGATGCTTTCTTCAAAAGTCATAAGAAAAAAGACGACTTAGCCGACTCTTTCTTACAAGGCATATGGTTTATTAATAATAAACTGGTATAAAAACAATGCATTATATATAATCACAACGCATTTATGCAGAACACAACTATGTCCAGAATAACAGACCTTTTAACTTCAATTAAAAATCATGAAATTTTTAATAGAAGCGCTGCTAATTCAAACGATAGTTTTTATAATACTGCAAGTAAGATATCCGAAGATATCAAGTTAGATTTTTCAAACGTTCTTATTGTACCAAAAATTAGCCAATTAAATTCTAGAAGCGATGTTGATTTGGAGAGAGAAATAACTTTTTATCATAGTAAACAAACTTGGAAGGGCGTTCCAATTATGATAGCAAATATGGATACTACTGGCACAGTTGAAATGGCTCGTGAAGCGCAGAAGCATCGTATTATTACTTGCTTACATAAGTTTCATACTGCGTACGATATCCCTGATGACCTTGATAGAAATTATTTTATGGTATCAATTGGCACTAGAAAGGATGACCTAATAAATCTTGAAATGATTATGGAAAAAGTAAAACCCTATTTTATTTGCCTAGATATCGCTAATGGATATTCTACACACATATTCTCAGTTATTGATGATATCCGAGGTAGATATCCAACTGTTACTCTAGTTGCCGGAAATGTTGTTACTTATGAAATGGTAGAACAATATTATAACCGGGGCGTTGATATTATTAAAATGGGAATTGGTTCGGGAAGTGTTTGCACAACCCGTCTACAAACTGGAATTGGATATCCCCAGTTTAGTTGCATATACGATACTAAGGCACAAATTAAGAATCCAAACATTCATATTATTTCAGATGGAGGAATACAATATGCAGGTGATTTTAGTAAGGCATTTGGTGCTGGGGCCGACTTTGTAATGTGTGGTGGGTTATTTGCCGGACATGAAGAATGTTCCGGAGATACTATTGTTGAAAATAATATAACATATAAGGTGTTTTATGGTATGAGTTCAACTAATGCAATGGTTAAACATTATGGAACTGTTGCGAATTATAAAGTTGCAGAAGGTAAGTGCGTAAAGTTGAAGCACCGAGGCAGCGTTGAAGAAACTATATTGGATATTCTAGGTGGGATTCGTTCTACATTAACTTATATTGGCGCATCCAAAATGGAAGAAGTTTTTGAAAAAGCGGCGTTTATTAAGGTGAATAATGTTGCGAATACGATTTATAATGGACGGGAGATTTAAGGTTTTATTTTTGTTCTGCGATATCGGTATCCCAAAATAATTCAGTGCAACACTTTTTAGTATAAAATAATAAATTTCATTATCAAAATAATAATGAGATTTATATTATTGCTATAAAAATGTTTTAAGGAGGGGCACGCGGGGAACCTGGGTTCCCTGCTAGTTTTCTTTTTGTTCTGCGATGCCGGTTTACTTGTTGACGCCTTGTTTTAGTTTTAGTTTTAGTTTTAGTTTTAGTTTTAGTTTTTTTATTTCTCTTATAACCACCTTTGGCATTAGCATCGGTACCAGTTTGGGCATCGGCTTTTTGCTGCGTAATAACAATATATGCAATTGCTGCGTCATCGTCTTTAATTTGTGGAATTAGCGAACTTAATGAAATCTTAAAGATGCCCTTTTCTTGACGATTTCCTTGTACATTATATATAAAATCTACGCCCACTGAATTTTTAACAACAAAATTTGTATCTGTTATTTTTCCATTTATAATGACATCCTCGTAAGAAGTTATAACCATTGCATGACGCTCCCCTCCAACTTTGAGAAATAGCCCCCCATAAAATCCAAGGTCTAGCCGTTTTTTTAAATGGTCTATTCGCGAATTAAAGTTTGATTCAATATCAGTATCATCAACGCTAATTGACGTTGCATAAATATTGTATTTGTTTTTTATTATATTATTTTTTAAACCATTTAAAGCGCCGTAAATTGATTCGCAAATAAATCTTACGTATGGATTTTTTAAAATGGTATTAATTTGTTCTGCTGATTTTATAACTGGAAAACACGCAATTTCATTGCACGGTTTTGAAAAATTTAAAGTAAACGCAATATCTTCAATGCTTATTTCGGACTTTAAATTATTATTTAAAAAATCATCAATTATCTCAGCAGTTTTTCCTCCATTGCATCCATATTTGCTAGTTATAGTAATGTAAATATATGAGTATAAAGCCGCAAATATATTTTCTTTAAGATTTCCAGTTTCGTCCCGTGTTGAAGCGTCGCCTAAACAGGATGGATATTTTCTAAAGTATTCTTGTGCTCTGCTTTTTCTAAAATTTAAAAAATCTAAGTGACTTGGTTGCGAATTGTATGAGTTATATCTTTTTAAATTTTTATTAAAACATTCAAATGGATTTAGAGCACAATATTCTTTGTAATAATAACTGCATTTTTCTAAAATAGTACTATCAAAGTAATCTTTTAAAAATACTTTAATAAACCGCGCTAATATTCTGGATGCTGCGTGCGCAAAACACGTTCCCCGAGATTGGTTTGATACAGTTAAAGAATGCGCTCTTATTAATTTAGGTTTAGGTTTAGGAGTAGGAGTAGTAGTAGGATTGGGACTAGGCAATCCATCCTGTAAAGCGCTCATTATATAAATAAGAAGAAAATTAATATTTCTACTTATTTATCTTGCCACCCCCAAAAATATATATTTATAATTCGTATTACTTAAAATTATATGTTCTTATTAATTCATAATGGACGGTGGAATTATTGATATTACTTCATTAAATTTAGGCGAAAGTGGTGCAGGCAGGTCATCAAACTTTGGTTCAGGAATTGAATTGTTAATGAATGATAAGAAATCTTCTGGAGGACGCCCATCTAGTGATATTCATATTGATGATTTAAATAATTTAGAAAATGAGTTAAATGATTTGGTAGACGATTCTGGCCCAGACCTTAACTTATTTGAGGGTAAATCAGATATGTTTAGCAAAGGCATGTCATTAAATTTTGATGATGATAAAACCACACACAGTGTGAGATTTAGTGATTCTGCGCCCAGTATTGGACAATCAACGGCTGAAGGTTCGCCCGATAATAAGACCTGGGATGGTTTTACTAAATTCAATAATGTTCCATTAAATCCCGATAAGCCAATGTCAAGCCATCCTCAAATGAGCAAAGAAGAATTATTAAGAGAGAAGTTCAAGTATTTAAGAAAGTTAGAAGCACTAGAGCAAAAGGGCGTAAATCTTACTAAAAAATATAACATGGATTCCCCACTCGCCGAAATGCAAGGTGAATATGAGATGATTATGGAAGAGAAGACTAAACAAAACTCTGTTAAATTTCAAGGCAATATGCTTATGGCATGTATTAATGGAATTGAATTTTTAAATAACAGATTTGACCCATTTGATATTAAGTTAGATGGTTGGAGTGAACAAATAAATGAGAACATGACCGATTACGACGACGTGTTTGGTGAGTTATATGATAAGTATAAGAGCAGAGCATCTATGGCGCCAGAACTTAAGTTGTTATTTCAGTTAGGTGGAAGTGCTATGATGGTTCATATGACAAATACTATGTTCAAGTCA